TTAGCCTGCCAGGCCGAGATCCTGCCCGGGCCGGCCAAGACTCTGCGTTGGGGTGTTCCTGAAGGTACTCGCGGCCCGGATGGCGAACTGGTGCATGATGACTATCTCCTGGCGGATGCACTTGTTTCTGAACTGGATCGTCTTGATTGGTCCATAACCACCGAATCCGTTACCGTAACGTCTGTTGATCCTTTGCTGGCCATGGAAAGGAATTTCTAATGTCGCCATCTTTATTTGATCGTTTTCTTTCTGCATTTCGTCCTGCTCCGGTCTCTCTTACCACCGGCCTGGTCGAGACCGACAGTACTTTCTATCCCGGCTCCAATATTTCCAGCCTGTACCGTGATCGCTACGATTATGACCGCCAGACCATCCTGGCCGAGTGCCTGCGTGCCTGGAGGGTCAACCCTATTGCCAGGCGCATCGTCAAACTCTATACCCAGTTCATCATCGGTGAGGGTATTACCGTTGAAAGCGATCACAAGGCCACCAATGATTATCTCAAACTCTGGTGGGAACATCCACTCAATAACCTCGGCCAGCAGTGCATGGATTGGTGCGATGAATTGACCAGGTCCGGTAATATGTTTTTCCTTTGCACTCTTGACCAGGTTTCAGGTATTTTGTTCGTTCGCGCTGTTCCCGCTGACCAGGTTGTAGAGATCATTACCAGTCCCAATGATATTCTCCAGGAGATCGCCTATAAACCTACCGAGCAGGGCAGGGATCCCTGGCTTGCCCTTGACCGCACAATGCCCCAGGTCAATTTCATGCTTCATTACGCGATGAATAGACCGGTGGGTGTCGCCTGGGGCGAACCAGACCTGGCTCCCATGCTTCCCTGGATCGGACGTTATTCCTCCTGGCTCGAAGACCGCGCCAGATTGAATCGTTTTCGCTTCTCGTGGCTCATTGTCTGGAAACGAAAATGGGACAACGAGGCTGCCAAACGTGCCAAGTCTCTCGAACTGGCTGCCAATCCACCCGCGCCTGGCTCGTGGCTGCTCCTGGACGAGAACGAGACCATCGAAATGCCAAATCCCAACCTCGAGTCTGCGGATGCAGAGAAGGATGGCCTGGCTCTCAAGAAGATGATTGCCCTGGGTGCCGGCATCCCACCTCATTACCTGGCCGAACCCGAGAGCTCCACCCGCACCACCGCCGAGGCCGCCGGCACACCCACTTTCCGTGGACTGGAGCAGTCGCAGACGTTTTTCCTCAATATGATACGGAGCCTGGCAGTCCTGGCGGTCACCCTACGAAAACAGTACGATCGTAGGGTGAATCCGGCCAGTCAGATCAAGGCCAAGGGTCCGGATATTACCGAGCGGGATAATTCATCTCTCGCCCTGGCTGTCAGTCGCATTTATCCTGCCATGTCCGAGTTGTTCGACCGTGAAGGCATCGACGAGCATGAACTCCTGCGCGTCGTTTACCGCATGGCCGGGGAAGTCCAGCCGCCTGGCGATACCCCAACCATGAAACGCCGGCCGCTCAAACCCATATCACAGACAACTGCCCCTTCCAAGAAGCAGACTCGTGATAGTGGTGCAGATCCAACCGGTGTGAATCCAACAGATCCAAGTCAAGAGGAGAATCCATGAGTGAAACTTTAACCTTGCAACTCCAGGCCCTTGCCACCGATACCGGCTTCGATATCCTGTCCATCAATGCAGGGGTTGCCAAAGGCCATGGCTTTACCTTCAACGCGTCAGTGTTGATGGATAGCCTTCCAATGTGGGATAATCTGCCCTGTTTCCTCGACCATGATTACACAGGTACACAATCCGTCCGCCATTTGGCTGGTGCTCTGCATAATCCCATCTGGAATGATAAGGAAGCCGGCATCCAGGCCATCCTCATACCGGGCGGACCAGGCGCCAAAGATCTTCAAGCCTTGCGTCTCGCCGCTCGCAGCGATCCCGCCATCATGGAGGCGGTTGGTTTTTCCGCTCACCTGTTCATTGTCCAGGAGAACGGCATCGTCAAACGCATTACCAGGGTCAGTTCCGTGGATTGCGTTGTTGATCCAGCTCGAGGCGGAAAGTTCCTCGCCTCGTTCCATTCACAAGAAGGAGATCCAATCATGAAGAAAAAAGTAATCCGCAACGGCAAGGAGGTCGAGGTCGAAGAGACTGAGGTCCTTGCCACAGATCAACTCGTTTCAAATCCGGCTGCCAATACCGTTGATAACACCGATGCCGAGACCGCCGCCCTGCTGCAGGTCCAGGCCGCCCAGAAGTTGGCCAACAGCAAGGCTCATACCGCCGCAGAGAGCCTGCGTCAGGTGCGCTTGGCTTCCTGCCGGGATTTGCTCAAGGTCAGCCTGCAGGCTTCCAATCTGCCCGGCCCATCCGCTGCCCGTGTCGAAACCCGCTTTGCGGCTCAACTCGACAAGGGCGAACCTTACGAACCCGCCGATCTGGAAACTTCCATCCAGGAAGAGCAGGCTTTGTTCAGCGAACTTACTGCTGCGGGTGCCATCCAGGGACCTGGACGCATTACCAATATGCACACCAGCAATGACCAGCTCGAAGCGGCCGTTTCTGATCTGTTTGGTGTGCCCAGGGACAAGCGCCTGGAGTCCGTCAAACCCGCCCATCTTACCGGCATCCGTGAGCTGTACCTGATGCTCACCGGTGACTACGATCTGCATGGCGGTTACTATGGTGAACGCATCCAGCTGGCCACCACCGCCGACTTTACCGGCCTGGTAAAGAATGCCCTCAACAAGATCGTCGCCCAGCAGTGGGAGATCCTTGGCCTGGCAGGTTATTCCTGGTGGGAAAAGATCACCAAGGTTGAGCATTTCACCAGTCTGAATGATATTACCGGCATTCTGATTGGCACAGTTGGAACCTTGCCATCCGTGGCCGAAGGCGCAGAGTATACCGAACTCGCCATCGGTGACAGTCCTGAGACTGCCAGCTTCACCAAGTACGGCGGTTATATTCCACTCACCCTCGAGCTGATCGATCGGGATGAGGTCCGCAAATTGAAGGCCTATGCCAGCGAACTTGGCTCAGCCGCCCGCCGCAAGATCAGTGCCCTGGTCGCTGCCATCTTCACTGTCAATGCGGGTATTGGTCCAACCATGGCCGATGGCGGTGCCTTGTTCAACAATACCGCCGTCACTTCCCTTACCGGTCATGCCAACCTGCTTGTCGCCGCCCTCGGTACCGATTATGTTTCCTGGAATGCAATTTCCCTTGCCGTATACAATCAACCCATGTTGATCAAGCAGGCAGCCGGTTATTATGGCACCGGTCCCAAGATGGCCGTGGAACCTCGCTTCATCCTGGTTCCCCGCGCTCTCAAGATTCAGGCGGATACATTGTTCCAGACACGTTGGGCGCAAGAACTCCCATCGGCTCCTGTCCTGGGTGGTCCCACCTGGGGCGGGCGCGTGGAAGTGGTCACCGTCCCTGAATGGACTTCTGCCACTAACTATGCTGCCGTTATTGATCCTGCCATTGCCCCGGCCATCATCGTTGGTGAACGTTTCGGCCTCAAGCCCGAGATCTTCACCGCAGGTAATGATCTCGCTCCAGCTGTGTTCATGAACGATGAACACCGCATCAAGGTGCGCATGTTCAATGCCGTCCTGGTCCAGGACTTCCGTCCTCTGCACAAAACTAATGTGTAACCATAGTGTCTGGATAATCCTGCCATCTATTCTCGAAAGGAGCATATGAACGAACTAGAATTAAAATCTTTAGCTTTTCTTCTTGCGGAACGCACTCCTGAGCATCTTGCTCAGCCAACCATACCTCCCATCCATTGGAATCTCGAAGAGGGCGAAATCCTGCGTGTCCTTCTTGCCGATGGCCGTGAAATACGCGCTCCACTTGAAAGCCTCAAATCCAAACCCGTAAAAAAGCAGACTGTGATTGCTCCTTCGATCGCCGCCCTGCCAGTCCATCCGACCGTCAAGAAATCCGGCCGGACCAAATAATCATAGGGGCGGGGTTAAGTACATTCCCGCCCCATTCTCTTCTACCCAAAAAGGAGACCAAGCCATGGGTAAAATAATTGCGTTTTTCCAGTCCATCTATCAATGGTTCGTAGTTCAGTACGCCAAAAATGGACAACTTGGCGGCTACGTTCACGATACTGGCCTTGCTCAATACATGCCTCCCAATACTTTTCACTGCGTCACAGGCACGTGGACCGATATTGCTGGCCAGGTCGCTGGTACCATCTGTCGCCACAAGGCAGCTACAGCCGAAACTTCTACCGTCAATATCCCTCTCACCATTCCTTCCAATTCCGTTCCTTTGAAGGGATCCTACCTTAAATCGGTTGAGGTTGATTATGAGATTTTGGTGGCTGCCTGTACCAGTGTCACGGCTGCTATCGTTAAAGTCGTGCGTGGCATTGATACGGCTGTTGCAGTGGTTACCACGCCGGCCTGCACACAGGATCTTGCCGCTGCAGTCGCGGCTGCCAGTGTGGAACAGCACAGGCTCAAAGTCACCCTTACCACGCCGGCCTGGATCGATGATGATGAGTATTATTTCCTCAAACTCACCATCGTTGCTGCTGCCACTTCCCAGATCGATCTTTTGTCCGCCGTCGCTCTCTTCACAGAGAGACTGTAAAGCCAGGGTTAACCTCCAACCCTTGCTCTTTATCGGTATGCCTCTGCCAGGTCCACTCCTATCCTGGCAGGGGCAACCGGAAAGGTAATTCCATGATCGATCTTACTCAATTGCTCGTAGGTGGCGTACCCCTCCTTATCGTTATTTTCGGTTTGGTGGAGTTCTCTAAATCCATGGGCCTCAAAGGTCGTCCATTGACGGTCCTTTCACTTGTCCTGGGTATCATCTTTGGCCTCGCCTATCAATTTTCCATTCAAATTCCAGTCGGCTTTGCTGCCTGGTTCGCCGTTGTGGTTTTTGGCCTGGCCCTGGGACTTGTCACCAGCGGATTCTATGATTTTGCCAACGATCGTTTTCCTAAGATCCAAAAACCTCCCTTCTAAGGTGATGGCTGGATAGAGGACATTCCAGAGCGGAACCGTACACCTCACAGCCTAGATCCTGCCAGGGCGGGCCCAGACACCCCCCGCCCTGGCCATCCAGGAGTAAATCATGACTGATACTCTGACCCAATTGATCACCAAACTTCAGGCTCTTCTGCTGGATGATGGTACCCGCTTCGATACCACCACCTGTACCGCCGCCATCCGCCAGGCGTTGAAGTGCTTCAATATCGCCGCCCCCATCCATGCCGGGGATTTGGTTACTCCGGTCACCGGCCAGAAGGAATATGAGCTGGATGTACCAACTGCCTTGCAGGTCGTTGATGTACTTCGCCAGGGCAAGGATTCTTATCTCGAGGATCATGTTTCCCTTGATTTTGACCATTATTTCGAGGATGGCCGTCCTTTCTTCCGCCTGCGCGTGTCAGAACCAGCAACAAATACCTTGATCGTCCGCTATACTTTTCCTTATACCATCTACGGCCTGGATGGTGCCACAGACAGCACCCTGCCGGCCTTGTTCGATGTGATCCTGCTGGATGGAGCTGCCTGGCAGGC